TAATCCTAAATTATTTTCATTTAGATTTATCTTTAAAGCATTTGTAACAAATAAATTTTTTATCACGTTTACCTAAACCAAAAATTTGAAAATAATAATCATTTTCATCATTTAATATTATTCGTTTATTACAAAAATCACATAATTTATTTGTATAACGTTCTTCTCTTAAAATTAAATTAAAACAATTTGAAAAAATAGATGGCATTTAATATTAATAATATTTAATGTGAAAATAAATATTACAAAAATTTACCTACTATAAACTAATGAAGCAGTTCCTGACTGAAATTTTAAAATATTATATCTTTCTTCATAAATATGTAAATTATAATTATATCTATAAATAGATGTAGGTTCTTTGCTCGTTGCTATTACTTCTCCTGAATCTGGATCACAAATAACTGAAAAATTAACATTAGATAAATCAAAAGGAGGATTGTCTGTCAAATTATATTCAAATTCAATATTTTTAAATTTATTTGTATTAAATACACCATTTGGTTGATAAATTAAAGGATCTGTTGTTAAACAAAAATTATAAAAATATAATCCATTTATAGAAGATCCTGTTGTTCGTGAATATTTTTCTATTTTATCGTATATACCTGCTGGCATACTATTTTCACGATATTTTCCATCACAAATTATAGCAAAATTCTTAAGAATATCTCTAAAATTTTTTTGTGAAAAATCATTTATTTCTGGACCAGTAATATAAATATTTTTTGAAACATCTTGATAAAGAGAAGTTGTAGATAATGGATATAGAATATCTTGATCTGATAGATTTTTTAATTTTATTAAATCATTAGGTAGTTTATATTCATATGGCCAATTTGAATAATTAGACCATTCATTTCTTTTAAATACATCATTTCGCTGAAAGTACCACATCCAATTTGAAACTAATCCGTAAGACTCTAATTTAATTTTATTTGATTTATTAATTTTTTCAAAATCATATTCATGTACTTCTCTAATTAAATATTCTTGACTATTTTCTGCAAATAAACTTCTTTCTTCATTATCTAAAAAACACTGAGTAGTCATTAAATGAACATCAAAATTACTAGACATTCTAGTATCTTTATATTGAAAATTTATTGAAATATCTCTCACTGGTGGTTCATTTATAAATCTATAGAATCCATATAATTCATTTTGAGATTGTTTAGGTTGTATATATGGTATATTTTCATAGCAAGTAACTTCATTTTGATTAGCATCATATGCGACATCTTTAATCACAAATAATTCTTCAATTGGTCTTAATGTAAAATTAATTTCTAACTCAGCATATTGTAAACAAATTAATGGTAAAGCAGTTGTTGATAAAAAATTGTACCAAGTATTAATTGGTACATAAATTTGTGTTTCTGGTATTGATGGTTCACATCCAGAAGTGTCATTATCTTCATTTCTAAAAGCATTAGGATAGTTATTGTCTCTGTTTGAAAAATTAGCAGGATCAATTAAATCATTGTGATTACCTATCATAATATTAAAAGCCTCCTTTTTTGAATTAAAGTCTCTTTCTACAATATTTTTTAAAAATGATCCAGAAAATTTTTGTATTATATGTCCACCTATTGTAAAAGTTATTTCTTTAATTATTTCTGTACCAATATTTTTAATCCATTTAAACTGATATGGTCTATATTCTGTATCATTATATTTTAAAATAGGACTCCAAATTTTTGGTAATGTAAAAACTAAATAAGTATCCATTAATAAATCACCATATCTTGAAATTTTGAATGTATAATTAGATGGTTTCGAAAGACTTAAATTTGTTTGACCAAATTGATCTATTCTAAATTTTTGCAAGCCAAAATTTGTATATTTAACATATTTTGTTTTAAAAAAACTTTTTGTTGGATTACCGTGCATAATTATATTTTGATTTCCATAAGCTATTAAATTTAATAATCCTCCTGCCATTTATTATATATTAATAATTATTATTAATATAATTTTAATAATAATTATTAATTTTATCTAATTTATTAATTTTATTATAATTTATTAATTTTATTATAATTTATTAAAATTATAATAATATAAATATACAAAGTTGATATGGCAGCGACTAAGCTAGAAGGAGTTATCAAAGAAACTACAACAGATTTATTAAATAAATTACAAAATATAAAACCTGAATATTATTATTATTTTACTATTATAATAGTTGCTTTTATTTTATTTGCTCTTTTTTCTTGGATATATAGTATACTAAGTTTAAAAAATGTTGCTTGTGATAGATTAGATATTCTTTATCCAAAAACCAGTCAAATAAATTATTCATTTATGAGGTCTGCTAATAATGTTAAAGGTGATGCATTAGAGGATTTTGATAATAATTTAGCATCTATATTTAGAAATTATTATGTTAAATCATCATATAATTCATGTTGTGGTGATGGATATAAAAATAATTTTGTTAATTTATGTGCTTTAGAAAAATGTATTATTGCTGGAGCTAGATTTTTAGATTTTGAAATTTACTCTTATAACAATACACCTATTATAGCAGCATCTACTGCTAATGATAATAATATTAAAGAAATGTATAATTTTTTAACTGTAGATGAGGTTTTTCAAACATTAAATTTAATGAGCTTTAATCCCGAAGATACAAATTGTGCAAATGATCCAATGATAATACATTTAAGATTTATGACTGAAAATACAAATGTATTAAACAAAGTAGCAGATTTAATTGAACAAAAATTAAATTTAAATCCACAAGAAGTAGACAGTTATTTATTTGAAAATTCAACTGAAGAAAATTTATTAATTAAACCTATAAAAAATTTATCTAGAAAATTTATTATAATAGCTAATGCTAATCCTAGTAATAATATATTTAATGGTACAAAATTAGAAAAATTTATAAATTTAAAATCAGGTACAAATAATTGTACTTTGTATAGATATGATGAATTACGCAATGAAGGAGACCAAAGTTCTACATTAATTGATAAAATTAAAAGAGCTTATATGATTATACTTCCTAATTTATCAAATGATTTAAATAACTATGATATGTCATTACCTTTAAATAATGGTTGTCAAGCTATTTGTATGAAATTTCAAAACATGGATACAAATTTAATGTCATATAATGAATTTTTTAAAGATACGGGAAGATTTTCATTTGTATTAAAAAGTGAAAATCTTAGACGAGATTTAGTAGCACCTCATGAAATAAAAGAATCAGTTGTACATACACCAGAAACACCAGATGCACTATCCACAGCTTTAACAGGTATAACAGGATAATATTGTATTAGTAATGTATATTTAATTAGTTATTTATTTTAAATGTAAATAATAAATAATTGAAAAATTATTTATTATTGTGATATATATATAAATTAATATGAATAATGAATCATTAAATGAGAAAGAAATTAAGATTTTAAGAAATGCAATTGATAGTGCTACATATATTATGGGTAAAAAATTAGTACAATCAGATAATATAAGAAATATTATAGAAATTTTAGAAAATTTTTTAAGAAGTCATAAAACTATATGTTACGGAGGAACAGCAGTCAATAATATATTACCTGAACAAGATAGATTTTACAATAAATCAATAGAAATACCAGATTATGATTTTTTTACACCTTATGCTATGGATTATGCTGAAAAATTAGCAAATATTTATTATAAAGCAGGTTATCAAGAAGTAGAAGCAAAATCTGGTATACATACAGGAACATATAAAGTTTATGTAAATTTTATACCAATAGCTGATATTACTTTTTTAGATAAAAAAATTTTCGATCAATTAATTAAAAATTCAATTAAAATTAATGCAATTAATTACTGTCCGCCTAATTTTTTAAGAATGGCAATGTATTTGGAATTATCTAGACCAATGGGTGATGTTTCTAGATGGGAAAAAATTTTGAAACGTTTAATTTTACTAAATAATAATTATCCTTTAAAAGGAAAAAACTGTCAAAATTTATCATTTCAAAGAAAATATGAGGGTAATAAGGAAGAACAATTAACTGTATATGATATTACTAAAAAATGTTTTATAAATCAAGGAGTAGTTTTTTTTGGTGGTTATGCTTGCAGTTTATATAGTAAATATATGCCATATCATGAAAAAAAACAAATTGATAGTATACCAGATTTTGATATTTTATCAACTGATCCTTATAGTTGTGCTATTATTTTAAAAGAACAACTAAATTATAATGGATTTAAAAATATTAAAATTAATAAAAAAAACCAAATAGGTGAATATATTGACACACATTATGAAATAATACTTAATAATGATGTTATAGCTTTTATATACAAAGCTACTGCGTGTCATAGTTATAATATTATAAATATTAATAAAAGTAAAATAAAAATAGCTTCTATTGATACCATTTTAACTTTTTATCTAATTTTTATTTATTCAAATAGAAAATACTTTGATACTAATAGATTACTTTGCATGGCCGAATATTTATTTAAAGTTCAACTTAAAAATCGTTTACAACAAAGAGGACTTTTAAAACGGTTTACAGTACAATGTTATGGAAAACAAAAAACTTTAGAAGATGTAAGAGAGGAAAAATCAAAAATTTATGAAAAAATAAAATATAATAAAAAATCAAAATTATATAATATGAATTTTTTTAGATATATACCAAGAGAAAAATTTGATAAAAAAAAAATTAAAACTAAAACTAAAACTAAAACTAAAACTAAAACTAAAACTAAAAATAAAAGAAAATAAAAAAATTATTTTAAACCAAAAAAACAGTAAATGTTATCAAATATATATAATTAAATTTTATTAAATAAAATTTAATTATAATTTAAATTTTAATTTAACCTAAACGAGGAAAGCCTACTAAATTAGCACCTATACCAAATCCAGCACCAGTACGAGCACTTACACCCATAGAAGGAACAAATGTGTCTAAAATAGAGAATGTAGCAGCCGCCATTAGCGCTATAATAGCAATTTCATCAAATTTAAGTGGTTTTTGTGGAATAACAAAAGCAACAATTGCAACCATTAGACCTTCAACTAAATATTTAATAGCTCTTTTTACCAATTCACTCATATTAACATTCATTTTATTTATAATAATAATATATAAAAAAAAATTTAAGATTTATAAAAAATATTACTAAATTAAATTTATTTTAAATAAATACTTAAAATAATATGTTTTAAATATTATATAATTATGTCTTCAAAAAAAAATAAAGTAAAAGAGACAAAAAAACCAATAATTAATAATCATGTTGATTTACTCGATGAAGATACACCTATAGCCGGTCAAAAATTTGTTTGCTTGAGTTTTATTTCTCCTGAAGATATTATTAAAAATAAAGAGTTATTTTATTTTGAGAATTTTCTAAAACGGTTTGAATTTAAAAAATCATTAGAAAAATATAATCAATTTCTAAATTTTTTAAGTTATAAATATAAAATAGATTTTAATAAATTAACCAAAGACTTAGAAGAATTTTTAGAAGAAGAAAAAGATAATTTATTTCAAACCACAATTGAAGATGAATATAAAACTTTTATTGATCAAAAAGAAGAAGAATTGCAAAAAGAATATAATCAAGTTTGTGAATTTCAAACAAATACTAGAGGTATAAAAGTAAGAGGTGTATTTGCTTCTCAAGAAGAGGCTGAATTAAAATGTAAATCATTGAGAGAAAATGATAAAAATCATGATGTTTATGTAGGTCAGGTTGGATTATGGATGCCATTCCATCCCGAAGCATATAAAACAGGAAAAGTAGAATATTTAGAGAAAGAATTAAATGAATTAATGGCACAAAAGCAACATAATGATGAAGTTTCTAAAGAAGAATTTAAAAAACGAGTTAAAGAATCCAAACAAAAAGCAATTCAAGAAAATATTGAAAAAGCAACACGGGAAGGTAACAAATTACTACAATCAATAGATGATGATGGTAATTTAATTAATTCAGATAGGCTAGATGTTCCTGGTAAAAATTTATTATTTGGTGATAGTGAAAATGATGATGTTATTACAGCTAATTTAAAGAAAGAATTATTTGAAGATCCAAATGTTATAGTTGGAAAAGATCCCAATAGTGATCATGGTTTAAGTAAAATTATCAATTCTAGAAAAAAAAGTTCATTAGAATCATTAGAAGAAACACAAGAAGAAACACAAGAAGAAACACAAGAAGAAACAAACAAAGTAAATAAAGATGATATTGAATCAATAAATGATAATGATTAAAAATTTATTATAGCATACCTAACATAATCAAAATTATCAAAATAATTTTTAAATGAATATGGATTTATTTCTAGATAAGTTTTTATAAATAAATCTATAAAAAGTATCATAAAAGCAATAAATAATAATATTTTAAAATAAAAATTTTTTATTATATAAATTAAAAATAATATTACAAAAATCATTATATTATTTTTATTATGAATATTAAAATTAAAATGTCAATTTAAATTAATATTATTCATATACATACTAAATATTTTGTATATATATGGATATATGAATATATATAATTTTTTTAAAGAATTTTTATCGTATTTTTTAACTTCTGGTATTATAATATCTTTATCTTTAGTTATTTTAAAATTTATTAGTCAATATCATAATTTAGTAGGATTTTATGCATTTGTCAGTGGAAGTTTTTTTATAGTTAATTTAATGCAATATCATGTTGTTGATAAAGAAAATAAAGATGCAAATCTAACATTTTTATTACATACCATGATAGGTGGAGTAATTTGGACGATTTATTCACTAATTATGTATATTTTATATTTATACAATTTTTCAACATTTAATAACTTATTAATTACAACAATAGTTATTACTGTAACAACTATAATTTATTTTTATTTAACGTATTATAACATATTAAAATTTTAAAATTTTATACATTTAGCTTAAATTTAAATTACCATTTACTTTTCTTAACATTTATTTTAGGACCTTTTCTCTTTGTTTGTGCATTTGGATCATATATATCTTCATCATCATCTGAATTTAATTCTTTTGAAATTTCCCAAAATTCTTTTGAACCCAATTTAAAATTTTTATGATGTTCTGCTTTATACCAAAAAATTTGATCATGTAATTTATTTGATTTTGCATTATTATTTATTACCAAACATTCATAATTTTCAGTACATTGATCCA